ACTCCGAGAGCGATACCGCCGTTGGCGCGAGAAAGAGTTACATCATACGTAGTTCCCTCACCTATCATCCACGCGCCAAGAGTAGACGAACCTCCAAAGTTACCTTCGCCTGCCGAGGGCACCCCTGCGTTCCCAGAAAGCGTCATGTTTGCGGCAGTGACTCTACCTGAAACAGTTAGGGTTCCTGCGGGTATGATCACATTCTGTGTGCCTACTGTTACAGCGATACCTACCTGTCCAGAGCTGTTACCCAAGAAGGAATCATACGTAGATCCCTTCCCGTAGAAGCCGCCACCGTTGGTGGATGACGCGCTTACCCCCGCTTGACGGTTGCCATCCAGCGTAGGACCTGTATTCTTGACCCATAAACCGGAGCTGGGTTCTAGGATAATTATTCCTCCCGCTGACAAAGTGAGGGTTCCCGCCCCATCTATCTCAGCTAGTGCCGTACCGACATAGTTATCCACCTTCAAGGCGTAGTTGTTGGAGTTAGAGCCTCCAACAACGTTCAGTCCGTACCCTGAACCGGCAGTGTTGCTGATGACGGCTGCTGCTGTTGCGACAGTAGAGGTAGTTACAGCCGTGATTCCTGCACCAAGCGTGCCAGTGGTCACGAGGTTATCATCCCCAAAACTTATCTCGCCAGAGGTGTCCGTTATAGAACCAGAGGCGAGGACGAGGGTACCAAAGGTGATAGTCCCTGAAGCTGATATGGTGGTGAACACACCTGTCCCTGGAGTGACGTTACCTATGGCAGTCGCGTTCAGTGCAGGGGTCTCAATCCCAGCATCGTTGAACTCAGCCACGAGTATTCCCGAAATCGTGGCGCTGATGTCTACACCATTCCTAAAGAATCCTGAGCTAGTATCAGAGCCAAAGTATAGTCCAGGAGCTGCTAGGACTCCTTCAATTACACCCAGTTGGGCAGTCATCTGCCCTTTACCAGTACGGGAGAGTGAATCAGTGAGCTCGGTGGCTACGTCGTTGAACGTAGTGTTGGCCCACGTGATGGCGATAGTTGTTCCCGTTACTACTGGGTTTCCAACGGGAAGTGTGTAAGTGCCTGTCGCATTTCTAGCCATGTTATTCTACCTGTCCTGATGCTGAACGTCTCAATGCTCCTGCCGTAGCCCCGATGATCGGGTTCTTCTTAAGGAGTTCCTTTGTGCCTTTTTGCATGAAGTTGTCACCCATTAGGAGGTTCTGCATAGGCTTGGTCGCTGCTACTGGAGCGGCAAGCATCGCCCCTCCTCCTGTAGCTGCTGCTGTCGCCATAGCTGCGAGCTTACTCCACAGTCCAGGTTCACTGATGTCTTGGTGCACACCTGCTGCCCTGTCAGTGTACTTCTGCAAGGCTGAGGGCGTTCCCGCCTTCTTGCCCTCGCGCTGGACTATCTTTTGGAGGCTACCCATACTGAACTCACCTCCTACTGCACCTTGCGCGGCTTCTTCTAACTGTTTAAATTCCATCCATTTGCTGTTAAGTGTACCATACTCCTCCAGCTTTGCCATGTTCTTAGGGGAGGGGCCTTTCACACCCTTCATAAGACGCACCTTAACCAGCTCGTCTATGGCGTCAGCAGCAGCGAGCATATCCTTGGATACCTGCCTACCTGCGACGTTGATATGCTTGGCTGCTTCATCCTGTAGCAGCTTCTTAGCCTCCATGAGGTCTGTACCTGTCAGCCTCGTGAGGTCTCCAAACTTCTTGCGCACAATGTCGCTAGCTTCCTTGGACACAGGTGGAAGCTCCTTTGCTAGGAAGCTCATCTCTTTACCCTTGACGTCAGTGAATACGCGCTTGTACCCTTCGTCAAACGTCTTAGCCACGGTGCTCACGAAGTCCTGTGTAGCCCCTTGAGGCGCGAGGTTTGGTACAGCTCCGTCGGGGGTGCCTTGCTTAATTGCATGAGATCGCAGTGCGCGGGTGGCGTCATCTACTTGACCTTTGAGCGTGCCTGTAGTCAACGGCAGTGCGGGGAGAAGATTGTTGTACGCCCACTTCGCCATCCCAGATGCCCCGTCATCGGCTGCTGCCATACCGATAGGCATGAACTCCTGTCCTGTCTCCTTCATGAGGGCCTGTGCTTCGGGGGACTTCTTAACGATGCCTCCACCAACACGACCCATGACCTTACCTAGACCACCTAGACCTCCGCTGATTGCACTACCCGCCAGAGCACCTATATCTTTGTTCCCAGGATCGGCCATAAGAGCGCCCGTAGCAGCCCCCTCACCCACTAGACCGGCTGCACCAATGGCTTTGGCTACCTTACCCCCTTGTGCAGCTCCACGGGCAATTCGAGCAGCCTGAGCACCCTTCGCAACGCCACCAATGGCACCCAATGGCGCAAGCGCGGCTGTCTCACCTAAGAGGCTTCCAGCCATCCCTGCTCCTGTGTTTAACAGAGCTTCATCACTGGCTTTGGCTGACGCTAGTTCATCATCGCTAACTGCCCCGACAAGGTTACCAGCGTGACGACCTACATTAGTCAGCCCTTGCCCGAATCCAGCAGCCAGCTTACTCGGGGTGTTCATCCCACGAGTAGGGTCAGGCCCAGCGCGAGGCTTTAAGTCCTCTGCAAAGATGCTGTCCACCTGTGCAGTCTGCTTTACTCGCTTGGCTTTCCAAGCCTGTAGCTCCTGAAGCCTAGCGGCCTGCTGCTGACTGAGCATACTCTGCCTCCAATTGATCCAGCATAGCCTGCTGTGGGTCAAGGTTAGGGTCTTGAGGAGGGCCGTTCAAAGGACCCTGTTCCATAGATTCAAGGTCACCAAAGTACACGTCAATAACCTCTTGATCATACCCTTGTAAGCTCATGGACTGTGTGAGCCTGCTGATGGCTAGGTTCTTCAGCCTAGCTATCTCTGCCATGTTAAGCTGAATCTGCTCGTCAGTCATGTTCTCGTGTATGTTAGCCTTCGCCCACGCGGTCTGCTCGTTGGAGGTAAGTGTAGCCCCGAACAAGCTGTTTCGTTCCCCGAGGGTGTACGCCCTATCCCACTCAGCCCACCACTTCTGGCGAGCCTTGGCGTCATCAGTGGCAAAGAAAGGTGCCTCCGAAGCAACGTAGTTAGCTAAAGTACCTGATTTCGGAATACTACCTCCAGTGGGGGAAGCGTAGGTAGGGCTGTAGGCTGCGAGCGCACTGTTCATCGAAGTAGCCTTACTTGACTCCTCACGCATGAGGGTCTCCATCTTGTAGGTAATCTTCTTAGGTGCGTTCATCTTAGCCGCTAGAGCCTGACCAGTCAAAGCATTCTTTTGACCAGTCAGCTTCTCCATCACTCGCTGGTGACGGTTGCGCTCCTCTTGTGCCTGCTTCTGGGCTTCGTCCCGCTGATCGTTAGCTCTACGAGTCTCTGCAAGCTGGGAGGTCCTCTGCTGGTCACGCATGTTTTCCTGCCGTGAGTCCTGCATGGTGGTGATGTCCTCTGCCACCTCCCTCCCCATAGACTTACCCAAGGGGGAGAGAACTCTATCCCCTGTGAGCATCCCGACCTTACCCATGTACCTCTTCTGCTCTAAGGCTGCGGCAGTTTGCTGGAGTGCCCGAGGGTCTTCAGGGCCTCTACCTAGTAGCTGCTCTTCGATTGACTGCATTAGTATCCCCTTCTCTTACGTAGTTCCTCAGCGTATCTTGCCTGCGCGTCACCAAGCATAGGGCCTTGACCTTGTGGGGGCTGCATCCCTTGTGGAGGGCCTCCACCCATCATAGGTCTCTGCGGAGGTGCGACAGGTGTAGCTTGAGTGGGTGGAATCATTGCCTGCGGCTGTGCAGGGGGAAGACCCCCTTGTTGAGGCTGCTGTAGAGCGTTGGCGAACGTAGTCCTTGCTCTGGTCTGGTCACCTTGAAGACCCTCACGTGCTGCCTTAATCTTCTTCTGCTCCTTAGCACCCTTGAACTGGCGCACTAGCGCACCTACACCCGACAAGGCACTACCAGACACAAAGCCAGCGCCAGAGCTAATGCCTTGGCCAGCTTGGGAATCGCGAAGCTTGGTGGCTCGTATCATATCCTCGTCAAGGTCCAGCATCTTGTCGTCAATGACACCTAGCTCGATGAGTTGCTTGAGTTCTTCTTTACTAAATGCCATGCTGATCTCCTAGAAAAATGCTCCGGCCAACCCTACTGCTCCGTTGAGGAAGGCTTGGTCACCCTGTTGGTTCAAGCTAAACTGGTCTAGCTGACTCTGGTACTGTGATTGCGCCGCGCCCAGTAGTTGAGGCGTCTCGCTCCTGTTAGCTGTATTGAACGATGGTCCCTGCTGCATCCCCACCTGTTGTCCAGTGAGTGCTGCGTTCATTTCGTTCAAGCCCTGAGTCCTTCTGTTCTGCTCCTCAGAGATAGCCTGCTGACGTATCTGGTTCTGCATACTGGTCGCTTGCATACCCTGACTGAACTGCTGTCCACCAACTGCGAGCTGCTCATTGACCTGCTGCTGACGCTGCTGGTTGTTGAACCCTGCCGTAGCCATGTTCTGGCTAAATTGCTGCGCCCCTTGAGCCATGTTCTGGTTGAACTGCTGACCCTGACCTGACAACTGAGCTTGGTAACCCGCCATATCCTGACCAAACGCCTGACCTTGCTCGGACTGTCCTTGCTGACGTAGGTCTAAGCCTTGGCCGAATCGCTGCCCTTGCTCTGCCTGCCCCTGCTGTCGGGTGGTCATGTTCTGGCCAAACTGCTGACCTTGCTCGGATTGACTCTGCTGACGCCCTGCAATGCCTTGATCAAACGACTGCCCACGTCCACGCATCATGTTGTCAAACTGCTGCTGACGAGTACCTGCCATGCCAGCCGCGATAGCCTGCTGCTGATCGAAGCCTTGCGCCTGTTCCCCGAAGGACTGTGCACGTTGCTGATCGTTGAGTTGGGCTTGCTGCATGTTCTGTCCAAACTGCTGGGCTTGCTCGCCCGTAGCTTGAGCACGCTGCTGATCTTGCATCTGTGCACGCTGGATATTACGAGCGAACGCATTCTGCTGGCTACCTTCCTGCTGCTGGAAGTTCTGGTTATTAGCGGCGAGGTTCTGTCCAAACTGCTGGTCGTTAGCTGACTGCCGCTGCCCGAAGTTCTGCGCGTTGGCTGTCGCATTCTGCCCAAACTCTTGCGCTGTCTGCTGGGACCGCTGTCCAAAGTTCTGCGCGGAAGCCGTAGCCCTCTGGTCGAACTGCTGCCCACCGGAAGCTAGGTTCTGTCCAAATGCTTGCCCCTGCTCGGCAAGACGGTTACCCCGTATGTTCTCAGCGAAGCCTTGCTGATCAAGCGACTGGCCGAACTGCTGCTGTTGCTCCGCTGCCTGTTGAGCACGCTGACTGTTCGCGAGCTGGGCGTTGGTAGTTTCCTGCCCGAAGGTCTGCGCCTGCTCTCCAAATTGCTGAGCACGCTGAGCGTCTTGGTTCTGGCTATTGGCCATGTTCTGCCCAAACGCCTGCCCCTGAAGGTCTGCACCTAAGCGAGCCTGTGCATCAACGTTCTGGCTGTTCCGCATGTTCTGGTCAAACGTCTGCCCTTGTAGGTCAGCACCTAGCCGAGCCTGTGCGTCAACGTTCTGGCTATTAGCCATGTTCTGCCCGAACGCCTGCGCTTGCTCGCTTTGCTGTTGAGCTCTCTGCTGGTCAGCGTTCTGGCTGTTAGCCATGTTCTGCCCAAATGCTTGACTCTGCTCAGCCACGTCCTGAGCCCTCTGGGAGTCCCCAAGGTTTTGGTTAGTAATGTTCTGGCCAAATGTCTGCGCCTGCTCACCGGCCTCCTGTGCACGCTGAGCTGCGTTTATAACGTTAGCCCCAGAATTCTCCCCAAACAATTGCCCACGAAGCTGGTTCGCGAACTGCCCACTGGCTAGTGATTCACCAAACTTGGCTCCACCCATCTGCATCTGCTGGTCAAGACCTTGTGCGGATGCTTGGTTGGCAAAGTTGCCTTGAGTCAGCTGCTCTCCCGTACCTTGCTGTCTAGCAGCTAGCTGCTGGTCAAAGGATCGCTGCCCCTCAGAGCCTGCCGTCATCAAGGCTTGGTTCTGTGAGTCTAGGTAAGCGTCGTTCTTGTTCTGGTCAAAGTCACGCATCTGGCGATCGTACTGTACGTCACCCTCTCGTAGACCTTGGTTGTAGAGCTGGGTGCGTAGAGCATCCTGCCCTTCTGCAAAGCGAGGATCCATGCGGGACTCGAAGCGGTCGTTGATAGACCCCTCTACTCGGTCACGCAAGGCCATAGGATTTTCAAGGTCGTCAATGCCACTGAAGTCTAGCCCGTTCTGTATGAGCTCTTCTTCGTACTGCTGTGACTGAGGGCCTGCACCAGAGGCGGGAAGACCTGTACGCGGGTCTGTACCGAACTGTGAGAGTGAGTCGCTGTTAAGGGGAGTGACAGCCCCACGTCCACCACGACCTCCTGGACTAAGTGACGCACCACCACCTGAACCTTGAGGAGCCTGCGCAGTGAATGACTGACCACCACCCTGACCTTGAGGGGCTTGTGAGTCGAATGACTGGCCACCACCTTGACCCAAGCTGACACCCTGATCTAGTGATTGCCCACCCCCTTGTCCCTGACGCTGTACGTTACCGTAGTCAGGAAGCTGGCCACTAACGCCGAACTCTGCGTAGTAGTTGGGATCACCCATGTCTAGCCCATCGGCACTTCCTGCAACTCCAGGATCGTACACGTCGCCATGAACAGGTGCATTGGGTGCGATGTAGTTAGCCTGACCCGTTTGTCCTCTACCTAGCTCTCTAGGATTGAGAGGTCCTGTGGGCCGAGTGTTAGTAGGTTGAGTGTCAGTTGCTGGAGGCGCGTTGGGAACTTGACTACGGTCAGGTCTGTAATAGTCAGCACTTACGTTAGAGCTACCAGCCTCCCGTTCAAAGCCTCCCCAGTTTCCGTTGTTGTAGTCAGGGTTCGTAGACACGTCGCCGTAAGGATTCCCAGGAGCGATACCACCATTGTTGATGCTACCCCCGTTAGAGCTCGGACCACCAAAGGACTGCTGAGTCTGAGGTTGTCCTATTCTAACCGAGGGACGGTCTTGGCTATGGGGCTGATCGCTAGTGGCGCGGCCCTGCGTGAATCCAGAGTTAACTCGTCGTATGACGTCAGCTAAAGTCTCGTTAGACCTAGAGGTCTCCTGTATGGCGTCTCCATGTGTGGTCACGTGGTCGTTGTTAAGCTGCTGAGTGGCTCCCTGCTGATACTGAGGTACGCCAGCTTGCTGACTGAACTCAGGGTTGTTTAGGGTCTGGAAATTATTAAGGTTCTGCCCAGCGTACGTGGAAGGTTCAGGGGTTGATCCTGGAGTAGGCATCTGGTCCCAAGGCATTGGCTGGGAGAGTGCTTCAGCCGAACTACCTATGAGGCCCTCAGCCATAGCTGACCGACCACCTTGTACAGCTATCTGGCTGTCTAGAGCTGCTTGCAACGCTGGGTCTACTTCGTAGTTCTGCGTCCACTTGTTTAGGTTCTGCCCAGTAGTCGGGTCATACTCTTTTTGAGCGTCCCAAGTAGTGCTTCCCCACGGAGTTATCTGGTCCGGACGGTTAGCCCAAGTCTGCTGCTCGGTGATGTCTCTACTTGCTTCCCCTTGGGCGATCGCTGCCGCCGCGTAGTTAGGTGGAGCTGGAGCTGCGCTTTTCTTTCCCATGATCAATCCATTTACAATTGTCGCGATGCAGCACAGTGACGATATAGTCAATGCCAACATCATACGCGTCTGTCATCACCATGACTTCCTCAAAACCAACGTGCTTGTTGAACTTCAACGAAGCCTCGTTGTTGCTAGGAGTCAACCCATAAATCATCAACTTACCTGCGGTGTTGAACACATAGTCGAACACCTTCTCTATAAACTTTTCCTTAATCACCCACTTGTTAACGATGGTGACGTGTATCTGTACGCTGGTGGCAGTCCAGTTATCAAAGACTGCTGCGGCCAGTAGATCACCCGTATCCGCGTCCACCGCTACTATACCAGTTGTGTCCTGAACTAGCAAGGCGTGAACATGCTCACTCACCGCTGGCCAATCCATAGGGTCCATAGCTCGTATGACTACGTTCACATGAAGCCCCCTGACATATAGGTCGTGTTGATGCCCACCAGAGTAGTCTCAGCTGAGCTAGTCATGTTGAGAGCTACAGCGACATAAGTACCCAGACCAGAAGCTGCTTGAGTAGGCTGTAGCGGGATGCTGGCACCTGACCATTCAGAGTCATCCCACACAGCGTTGTCCCAGATGGCTGCGGCCAGTAGGATTTGACTGGGGAATCCCGTAGGTTCATCTACGTTAAAGTCCACAAGAATAGACAAGTTGTAGACAGGTACTGATTGAGACTGGAACAAGGGTCTTACCAAACCCATGATTTTCAGGGTAGCTGGGTTACCATCTAAGTTGCTGAACGCGGTTAGGAGTGAAGACTCTATAGCTGAGCCTACAGTACCATCAAGCAGTGTACCATCCAAGTGATTAGTGAGCGACCATATAACCCCTGTGTCATCCCCTATGTAAACGTCACCGTCGTAGCTCACACAACCCGCCTGAAGGGGTACACCCCTCCAAGCAGACCAAGCGCCTGTAGACAGGTTCATCACAAACTGGAGGTAATCGTAGCCGACCTGCTTAGGGGTCGTGATCACCAGCACGTTCTGGCTGGTGGCTGTGAAGATAGACCACCCATTCTCATTGTGATACAGATCAAGGTAGGGCTTGAGTGCCGCACTCACCTTGTAGGTAACGTAGAGCTCAGCATTGGATATGTCCAAGCCCTTCAACAGAGCTGCCATACTGATGAGTCCGTACCTAGACAGTAGCAAGAGGTCACCACCATACTTGACGGCTACGTTTCTTCCGGTGGGGAGGTGGCCAATAAACCACGAGCCTTGGCTTTCAAATACCTGAGCAGGATCGGTACCTCTGTAGACGAGCATATCCCCAGAGCTACTAATGACAGAGAGATAATCATCACTACCATCACCCCCATCAACAGTCCAATTATACATTCCTTGAATATAGCCGCCATGTTCAAACCTATTACCAAACTCGAAGCAGACCGCTGCACCTGCGATAGCTCCTACAGGAAGATACCACGCGCACCCAGAGTTCTTCTCTATGAACCAAAGGCGCTCCTTCCATTCCATTACGAACACTACGTCCGCGACAGTAGGTCCTGTGATCGTAGAGACAGACCAAGTATCCGTGGACTGTGTATAAAGGTACAGACCGTTCGCACTGTCCGCTAAGAACAGGAACACTCCTGCGGCGGTTTCAAATTGGCAGTACGAGGCCCAGCCCGAGGTTGTGTCTTGAATGCCAAAGCCCACAGTAGGTGACGTTCCGTCGATGACCCCACCTGCTGTGACGTCGTATATGCCGTTCCTGTCTGTGCAGAACAGTCTGTCGTCACTGTGGTCCTGAGCACCTGCTGTGAAAGGTACCATAGTGACGACGCCTGATACGGCGCTTAGACCGTTGGCAAATTCTGTCGTCCCGTTACGTACAGTGATCCCGTTACCTGAAGGTACGAGATTGAATGCGTAGAGGCAGTTGTTAGGATCCATATTGGTGAGAGCTTGGCTACCATCAGTCCCTCCCACAGGGGCTGGGAATGTGAATGTCTGGGCCTGCTGCTCTTGTTGCTGTTGAGGCATCATGTGCTAGCTCCCGAAGCCAGTGTCCGAGAAGTTACGTGCGTCAAGGAAGTGTATACCTTGTCGGCCTCTAGACAAGCTAATGATCTGGGCACCTGAGTCGCGGCCTGTGATAAGGTTAAACGTGTTTTCAGCATCCTTCTTAGCTACGCTAGAGGGGAAGCCCTTCGCATTGAGCCACTCATACTTGAGTCTGCTGATTAATGTGAGGGCGTCTAACATGCAGACGTTAGCCCCTGAGGTCATACGATCGGCGTAGTCAGTCCCTGACACAACTTCCAGCCATAGGCGGGAAACGTACCTGAACTTAATCACGATACCGTTAGCAGGAGGCTGAGGGTACAGCCAGAGCTGGTTGTCGTTTATCTGGAAGTTAACGTTGAATGTGTTGTCTGTCTGGTCAATGCCCACGAGATGCGTAAACTGCATATCCGTGAGTGCACCCCCTAGAGGGAGGTCATTGGTAGTGTCCCAACCAGTGTTATTGATTAGGTACGCAAAGTCGGCGGGGAGGTCGTACTTACCTTCACTCTGTAGCGGAGTAGTCACCGTGTCGTCAGTGGTGATGGCCCAGTCCTTCTTGGTACGCTGCCAAGCGTTCTCCATCACGAGGTGCTGGCCTGCCAAGTTGAACAGGTAGGTCATCTGTATCCACGTAGCTTCAGCGGAGTTAAAGATGTCTGCAGGAGGGGTGAGACCGACAGAGGCAGCACAGGTAGCCATGATGCTCTGGGCAGTTTCGTACCGTGTTACCGTGTCAGCCATTGTATCTCCTATTTCTTAGATTTACTCATGTTGTCAATCTTAGCAGTTAGCGCGTCATGGTCTTTCTGCATCTGCGCAATCTGTGCCTCTAAGTCGCTATTCTTTGCGTTGAGCTCTGCGATGGGTTGATCTTGCTTAGACTGCTCTAAAAATACTCGGGCAGAGTCTCTGAGGGCGTTAATTCCCATGAACTTGCCTGCGTCAGCATCGTTTATGTTGGCAAGCTGTTCAACAGACCTTACCTTGAAAAACGCTAACTCTTCAACCTGTGCCCGAGTCACCTGCGGCCAAGCAGACAGTGGGGTTCCTTCTACGGCAGCTTGATCCGTTCGATTCTTGAACGCTTCATAATGCCTAGGAAACCGATCTATGTCCCTAGCAGTAGCTGGTCTAATAACTACTGAATCTTTATTGGCGGGGACTGCAATCTCTACGAATTCCATCTCTTCGAAGATGGGTCGCCCTTCGAGCTTTGATTTCGCTGTGTTTTGTTGAGGTTGGAAAAAGAATCTAACGGCTAGGCTTTCATCTCCAGGTTGAGGGCCACTCATATTAGGTCCTCGCTGGGTTAGGAACGCCATATCCGTCATGTCGTAATCTGCTTCTGCTATATTGGCCACATTATTCTCCTGATTAAAGTTGGGGGCCGAAGCCCCCGTTATCTTACAAAGTACGACTTGCTGTCGGGAAGGTGAAGTACGCGTCTGCGTTAGCTTCCGGAGCACCACCTGAGGCTGTGCCCAAGGAGATACCACCCGCTACTTCCAGACCTGAGGTAGTGGCGTCATCCACTGCTCCAGGAGTTGCACTGATGGTCAGCTGAGTACCCTTCGCTGTGGATGCCAAGGTACGAATAGTACCTCTACCACAAGTTTGGATCCAACCAAAGCCGCCACTCTCGATTGCTGCCTGAGCAGCGCCGAGCTTCATACCAAAGCCAGCTCCAGGAGCTGACGATACCGAGTCTGCCATCTCAGCTACGTAGCCTGAGTCAACAATACAGAGGTAGCCTAGACCAGTGATAGCCTCGCCTGTCTCTACGTACAAGAACTCCTGAGAACCCAAGGTGGGGTGCTCGAACTTCATCACGGTGCCAAGCTTGAACTCACCACCTTCTGCTGCTGTGCGGACGCCTGCGGCGTCAAAACCGATCATACTCATAACCTTATGCTCCGTTCAAGCGGCCCTGAAACTTAGACCCACTTGCAGTCATGTTTCCAGCGAAAGCCAAGATTTGTACTTCAGCATCTTGGTTGATCGCATGGCGCTTATTAGGTGATAGTGGAACCATATTCCGCTTGGAATGTGGACGATAGTGCAGGTACTTGGTGTTCAAGAAGAACATAGTATCTGCTGGCATGTTGCCGCCGATGCCACCATCCAAGATCACATCGCTGCCCATGTACTTAACAGTAGAGAAGCCAGCTTCCCCTTTGTCAGCCTGAGTGAAACGCTGTTGAGCCTGTAGTGCGTCAAGGTAAAGCGTGAACATGTTGTTGTCAGCGATGATGATGTCTGGGTGGTCAAGACCACGACAGAGCTGAACGTACAAGTCGTTCATCAAGCTGAGCAAGTTCGCAGATGTTGCAGTGGTACCACTTGCGTAGATAGACTGCCAGAATGCCCAAGTAGCGCGATTGATGCCGCCGTAGGTTCCTGAGGTAGGGGAGGTGGGGACTGCGGCGTTCAAGCCAGTCAGCTCTTTACCACCGTTACCAGTACCGTCTGAGTAAACAGACTCACTGACAAGGTTAGCCATCGTGGACTCAGCTACGCTGATACGTCCGTCAAGCAGGTCGATGAGTGCTTCACGACCACTGTTCTGTAGTTGCTCTAAACCAGAGATAACTACGGGGACAGCCGCTTGCTTCCAACTGAACTCTGCTGCACTGATTACATCAGCCTGACCCGTAGGCAGGATGTCGTAGCCAGAGTACCAGCCTTTGTTCGTGTTTTCCGCGTAGGAAAGTTCCTGATAAATTACGTTGCCGCCGGAAGCGGGTTTTGAGTTGCCTCTTTTCTTCAGATAAGCCAATAGCGCGTTGTTATCCGTTACGTTATCCGCAATCTTGCGGGTACGTGACTGAATGGTTGTCGCTACGATATCTGATGCGTTTGGGAAAGCCATTGATATCTCCAAGTTCAAATTAAGTTAAGTGTTTTCAGTTCCACTGGATGGGTCGCAGCGCGACTTCCTTAACTTTGAACTTGAGCTACCTCTGCACACAGGCTGGGAAGTGCTAGTTCTTGGTGTTTTCTGATGAAGCGAATTGTACACCAAGAGCTAGCCGATACGCAAGCGTTATGTTTCCAGCTCGTCTATTGCAGACAGTATGTCATTGTGCATCGTGTTACTCTTCCTACCACCACCCCTAGGGCCTCCATCGGAGTTACTAAGTGAGGAAGCGGCTCTACGCTTCTTAGCCATCTTTATCTTGTTGGCCTTCGCCTGTGCTGCCTTCATCTTCTGCTGGGCTACCTTCCGTAGATCAGGGCGTAGGTTAAGGGCCATCTCATAGGCTTGCTCTAGGTTGAGGCTCTGCTGGTTAGCTTGCGCCACATCAAAGAAGTCAGCCATCTGCATCTTAACGTCGTCATAGTGCTCGTGCGTACTAGCGAACTCTCCTATCTGCCGGTTGATGTTGGCAGCCTGCTGATTGTTCTGTTGCTGTACTTGGTTATTCTGTTGCTGAATCCACTGGTTCATTGGGGCCATCTGCTGCTGCACAGCCCGTTGGATTACCTGCGAGTTATCCTGACCCTGTGGGTTGTTGGCGCTTGTTGACAGGATGTCATCCAAGTGAGGTATGTCCACCCCGTACTCTTCGATGATCTGAGCTACCATCTGGGCCTTCGCCTGAGGGTCTCCAGTAGAGAGGACTGCGCCAGTCTGCATAAAGTTCTGGATTGCAGCTAGTGGTGCGACTCCTCTCTGCTGAAGTAGCCCCATGTAAGGTTGCATCGTGTTGAGGTACTGCCCAACGAATTGTCGATCCTGTGCAGTTTCACGCAGAGTATTGTTAATCTCCTGCTCCCTGCGATATATCTCAGCCTGTGCTGCGGGTGGAACATTAGCCCAAGCCTCCTTTCCTTCGCCCCTCCAGCTTACAGGAGGTGGGACCTGATTAGTATTGTCCCCGCCCCCACTATCATCAGCACCATCATCACCAGCGTCAAGGTTAGCATCGTCGTCGGCAGGATCGTAGGCATCGCCATCCGTCTCGCTGCCCTCGTCGGCATCGTCATCGGCAGATTCGTCTGCGTCGGCGTCATCCTCCGCTTCTTCCTCAAAGCCTTCATCTTCGAGCTCCTCGGCCCCGCCTGCTTCCAGATCACCATCATCTAATTCCTCGTCTATTTCTTCAAAGGATGCTTCTATTGTTTCTCGCATTGTCACTTCTTTGGCCACAAGTCTTCCCCTATCGGTCTAGTTCCCTGATATCTCTATTGACATCAGGATGGTCTTTGTATCCGTGCTCTAAACGGTATATGCTTTTCTTGATCTCTTCTAGCCGCGCAGGTCTGTCGAAGTTACCCTTAGACATCTCACTGCGCTCGTGGGCCTTCACCTTCCAATGTTCAGTGAAGTCGGCTGTGTTAGCAAGGTTGTTCTCTTTCATGTGCTTGTGTAGCTGTTGTCTTGATTCAATCATCTCACCTGTTACTGGCGACATGAATGGTTCAATGGTGTCCTGCATCACCTCGTGAATCGCTTGGCGTGGTTGAGCTATTATCTCAACCATACTGTTTGATCCATCAAGATTCTTTACTTGGCGATACCTTCGCTTCATGGGTCTTCTCCTTTTTGGCCGCTTCTAGTTCTGCTTGGATTTCAGCAAGAGCAGCTTCATGGTTAGCCACGATTTGCTGCATCTCGCCTTGGTTCTCTTGCTGTATTTGTTGTAGAGCTGCTGTAGCTTCAGTCTGTATTTCCTTGAGCTCCATTTGATGCTTCTGGTCAGCTTCTTGTACATCCAGCTGAGCAAGGTTCTGCATCTTCTGCATATCAGCAGCAAGTTCAGCACTGATGACTTCCAGCTTGCTAGCCTTCTCAGCCTCAATCTGCTCCATTTTCGCCATGTGCTTCGCTTGATCAGCCGCTGCATCATCCGCTGCTTTCTTGGCTTCTGGGTCATCCTCTTCCCCACCTTCTTTCTGCTGCTGGTTAAGCTGCTCGATAGCTTTGTCCAGCACACCTTCAATAGAGCTGCTGCCCTTGAATCCTGCCATACCCCACTTCAGCATCTCTAGCAAAGTAGGTACTGACTCTGGGAACATTTGGGCGAGACCCGTTGCTGATTGCATGAATAGGGACATTGATTCTATGTACTCTACGCGCTCCTGCTTGAGTGCGGCGTAGTCTACCATCGCTACTGACTCTGGCTTTATCTGCACCCGCCACGCAAACTCAGCTGGGTCACGAATGAGCTCCAGTGCTTGGGGCAGGAGTTCAGTATCCATGGAGTGCATCATGCCACTCTGTCCAACGATGGTTTCGTCGTCAAAGTGTATGGAAATAATCTCTGCCTTTATACGCATTAAATCGCTGGCAAATTTAGCGAACTCGTCTTGCAGTGCTTGAACACGCACGCTGCCGAACTTAGCCTCTAGCTGCTTCTCTCCAGCTGACTTAACGCCGCCTGAGCTTGCACCCCGCATAACGTCCGACATACCTATGGTCTGGTTAAGTAGAGCTATATCTACCGCTCGCTTCTCGGTAAGCTCACTCATCACCTTGGCTATGTGCTCTATGGGGAACCAGCTCACTGACCCCTCCATACCCCCCTTCTCAGAGAATTCATTCCAGTTAGGTACTGGGATCATTACATTCTCAAGAGCCGAGTTGAGTACGCCTGCTATCTCGTTCTGGTCTTCTGGGTAAAAGCCTACCACACGCAGAGAGTCACTAAGGAGCTGGATGCGGGTGGTTAGTTCGTCAATGGAGTTGTACAGGTCTTCTGCAAACTTGAAGTCAGGTACTGGCATGAGGGCTGTCGTGGTAACGTTGGCCATCATGGGACGAGGACACGGCCAGAAGCCTTGAACCTCTAGCGGGTCATTCTCCACTTGTAGGATTGCAGGATAGCCATCGCAGTACCAGTAGACCTTGCGATCTTCCTTAGACCAAATCTCCTCTAGAGTGATGCGCTGCCATGCGTCCTCAGCCTCTTCTTCCTCTTCCTCAACGTCTGCGTTGTCGCTGGTCTTGTCCTTAGTAGTCGGCAACTTGTTCGCTATCTTCTTACCCCAACGCTCAGTGGCTTCGTCCACGGTTATCTTAACTTCAAAAGATATCCACCGTAGGTCTGCCCACACTTTGCAGGGGGACCACGTGAGGCTGTCCCAAGGGACGTACTCCGTAGGTGCGGTCTCGCTTAGGAGATTCTCCTCAGTGAAGGCAGGGGCCACCTCTTCTCCATCATCACCGAATAAAGCTTCAACTTTGGTTTCTTCAATATCATTTTCGTATCTAACTCGAACGGTACCCATTCCTGGAATAAGGCGGTCTTGAAGGGCTTGCTGGAGGTCGTCTGCTGTGGTTGTTCCTGGATCTTCAAATTCGACATTTAGCATCCTCTCCATCATCTCAGCGGCTACACGTGCCGCATCATCGTTGGCGTCGTGGTTGGTGCGGTCTAGGTCTACTCGGGGAGCATTACCAAAGAGTAGGGAGATCAAGGTCTCAACGTTTGAATGGTACAGGTTAAGAGTCTTGTAGTTGTCGTTCATGCTGTCCTTGTCAGTCTCTGCAAGGAACCTTGCATTGGTCTGCTTACCAGCCTTCACCCAACGCTTCTTCGCTTTGTTACCGGCCTCTAACTCAGAGTGCCAGAGATTGTACAGACCCTTCTTAGACTTGGGAAAGTCACTGCGGCTGCTTATCGTTTGGTTGGTCTCACCCATAGATTCCTCGTTTACCTGATTTGCCCTTCCGCTCGTTGTCACTGAAGAGGTCGTTTAAGTTGTAGCCCTTGGGAGCAGTGAGCGCCCGTAGTGTTCTTTCTTGCTGGGACATTGTACGCTCTTTGCCAACTAATGCAACGCTCCTAAATCCATCGGCTGGATGACTCGCCCAATTGTGCATGGGGACCTCTGCGAACGATTTTGTAACTTCGTTATATCTTCTCTGGTAAGCACGGAGTCCTTCCACCCCGTCGTCACACTTTTCATCGAAGTAACACGCCTGTAGGAACATGCGGACTGCATCGATACCCTGCTGCACCTTGAGTCGGGGCACAATGCCGACTTCATTATGTTCGTAGCCTCTAACAAAGAACTGCTCAATAGTTGATCGACCAGTTTGTAGAGTTCGGGCCTTGGCGTCGTGGGGTAGCCATATCTTCTCGATCTCGTACGGCTTTGCATCCAGCATATCGAAGTAGTACTCTAGAGCCTCTCCGTTTGCTTCTTCGTAATCAATGATAGCAAACCCATCTCTTCTTGGCTGATAGAACCACCAAGCGGAGCTATCACTATACCCCAAGTCGCAGGCGGCAAACACGGGATGGTCTGCGTCATAGAGGTTTTTGAGGTGCAGTCGCTCCTCCATGTTTGCAAGGATTCCGGCATAGTATGTCCCCATAACTGCCGCTTCAAAGCTGCATTCAAACTCTTGTTCAAACTCATTCTCCGTCATTTGCGAGCGCATTTCTCTTAGCTCGTCAATGTCTATGATATTGGTGGTGGAGGCCTTGAGGGTCGAGTTGTACCAGCCCTTCTCTGTGATTGATCTCTGATAAATTTGATAAAAGTGGTTCCGTCCCTTAGGCGTACCGATAAATACAGCCCACCCTTTTCTATCTGCCAGAGTTGGCAGGATAACTTCCCCCCAGAGACTTGGTCGGCAGTCGCCATACTCATCAAGGATAACTCCGTCGAAGTAAAGTCCACGAAAGGAATCAGGGTTATCAGCCCCGTACAGTGTAATTTTCGCGCCATTGAATAGCTCCACACTTAGGTCACTTTCACGGACCTTCACAGCCGTGTCTTGGGTTGCGTCCTTCAGGTAGTCCCAAGCGATGTTCTTTGCTTGGCTGTAGAACGGAGCGATGTAGGCGTAACGTGCGTTCTTCTTACCAGTGTACAGCGCTCGCTCATGTAAGTCATTGATGCAGGCTACCGTCTTACCACACCGTCTGTGAGCTACAATGCAGCTCCACCTCTCGTTACGAGAGTGGAAGTCTCGGAAGACGTCCCGTGGACTATACCGTAGGTCAATGACATTGGACACTATATTGCGTCTCTCTGTACGCCTGCTTTCTTCTCATCTGTCCTGTTGCGACTGAGTCCCAGCATACCTCCTAGGAGGATGAGTAACTCGTAGACGTCCACCTTTGGTATCTCGGGGGGAGTTTCCATGAATACGTGGACTAGGAAGATCAGGAAGGGTGCTAGGATGAAATGGTACATCACACCGAAGCCACAGGTCCAGCCGACAAAGGGACGCCAGCCTGACACAAAGACAGAGGGGTGCATAGCCTCCTGTAGGTTGATCTTCATTTGCCCCATCAGCAGTTGCACGTCAGCCCCTAGAGCCTCGCTGTTCGCAGCGGCCTTGAGCTTGGTGGCTAAATCCTTGTCGGGTACGGCCTTGTCAATGACTTTACCTATAAGGTTCGAAACTGCACTGAGTGGGTCAAATGCCATCCTTATAGGACCTCTACGTTTAGCTTCGCAGCCATCTTGACTACTATCTTGTTAGTCTGATTAACCGACTTAGTCATGTGCATCATGTTGAGTTCGTACTCTCGGTGGAGGAGAGCTTCTTCCTGAGCTTGCGTCTCTAAAGCCTTCAACCGCTCCATAGATATGTCGGTATGAATCTTGTCTAGCCTCTCAGCTTCTTTACTGGCTATGTCTGTGATGTACAGCCCCGCCGCTCCCATAAGGATGACGAAGACTACGGGCATTGCCCAGATTGGGATGTTCAGGGTGTTCGGTGCTGTCATTGTTAGTGCTCTCAGTAAGTCCATAAATGGGGTCTTGGCCGATATGGTGTTTTGAAGCAACCGTCTATATGTACGAATCTACTCTCCAAAGGTCCTTTCTGAGATATGCCTATGCCTGTGATGACAGGGTCTTCAATGGCTATGCCGACGAGCTTGTATGCTTTCTGGTGGCTGCACAGGACGTCCATGCCTTCTAAGGTGTGAGGTCCTGGAGCTGACTTCCCTTTCTCAATGGGGTGTTGTTCGCACCTCCATCCGCTGGAGACGTAGAAGGGGAAACCAGCATTAGGTCGAACAACTGAGTCCACGTGCAGGACGAATTCTATGTACGTCTGGGGTATGTCTTGTATGGTGTGGGAAGGGTCTCCACACTTGCAGAGAAACTCTGTCCACTCAAAGTGGGTTAAGTCTGGGTATGTTCTGCTCATTTGTCTAGGTCCGTGTGGGGAAGAATGTGGCGTATAACCTTCTCTTCCTTACTCTCGTCTAAGTCTCCACTGGCCGCAGATGGGAGTAACTTGGCAAAGAGCTTGTAAAATTCAGTCTCGTTAGCATTCGCCCAGAGGGCCAAACGGGGGACACCACCTATAAGTTCAAAGGCGTCTCCAAATGCTGCTGCGACTCTCTTGCGGGATACTTCACGAGGTAGGGTAATCGTCTGCCCATTCTTATTGGCTAAGGCTTTGAACTCCTTCTCCATGTTGTCGTCCCAGTGCTTGCCACTGATGAACTCAACAACTGTATTCTCTAAACTGGTGTCTTCGCCTTTCATACTCGTCTCCCTGCTGCGCAGTGTACACCACGAGCTTGTTGAATGCAAATAGGTGTATGAGCGTTTAGTATCAACTAGTCTGCTCAAAGGCATTTTGTTCGGGGGGTACCCGCTACGCGCTAACAACCTAACAATGGCGCAAAGGGGTGGGGGTGCCTAACTATTTAATAAGGGTGCGCCCCTTCGCAGCACTGGTTAGCTGTTAGCTAACAGTTAAAATAAAGGGGCTTGCGCCCCCTTATTAACTGGTTAGTTAAGCAGTTGCTTTACTAACATAAGTTACACCGCGCACTGTAACCTTTGCGCCTAACGGCTGTACCCAGCCGCGTTTAACTACGTAGTTAGCCATTGCTGGGTCTAGTGTGTTAGCCGCTATTGCTTTTAGCGCCGCAAGGGTAATACCCTTACCATTACTACCAATAATGGCGGCATGTATTGGTGCCCATTTAGCCACGTTATGTGCCTTTTGTGGCGCGTATGGTGCACATAAACCTAACATTACTACTGTTGCATTTGCCATTTTAACTACCTTGGGCCTAAGCCCGTTTTGGTAAACAACATTGCTTACCTGCTACCCAGTGTATAGCACTGGCAGCAAATAGCCACTAGAGGCTTATACCGTTTTAGCATAACGTCAAGGCTGCTTATGCCCTAACGGATAACCAGTGCTGGTGGTGTGTGCGCAGCCCAGTAAGATTGTTGGTTGTGCCCCCCATGTTCTGATTGTTGGCGTCAGACTAACAGTTGTTGATAGCTGCGCCCCTTTCCCCCATTGGTTATCTGTTGGGGCGTACCGACACTGTTAGATTGTCAGGTTCAGAGTCAGAGTCAGAGTCAGAGTTCAGTTCAGAATTCCGTTCAGATAAGACGAGAATTATGATCGCTCAGGGGGGAAGTCATACTCGCTTCGTACACTCGTGATGTGGGAAGTAAGATTGGAGTGTTGTAATTCGAGAATTCGATGGGGAAATAGAATGGCCAGACCTCTGACCGGTCAGCGCCCTAGTTAAGGGATGTTAAGGGATTTGGTCAGCGCCCTAGTTAAGGGATTTGGACATCGTTAAGGGATTTGGTCAGCGCCCTAGTTAAGGGATGTTAAGGGATTTGGTACTATCTTAAACTGTTAGCTGCTACTATCTTAAACTGTTAGCTGCGCCAGTCTTACATTGTTACAAGATACCAACGGTTATGGTAAGGGGTAATCTTTTTAATTTGTAACACCTGTAACACCAAAACTCGGTTTTAACCCGTTAGGGTAAAAAAATATTTTTATACGGGTGGGAAAAATAACAAATAAAAGCAAATTAATTTACTCGGTTTTGGTGTTACAGGTGTTACAAAACACAATGAAAGCGTTATAAAACAAGCACTTACGTCCGTGTTGTAAGTGTACGCCTAGCGTAACATCATAAGCAATTCCAAGTGGTGTTACAACTAAAACGAATAACCGTTATAACTAAAAGTTTGGTTCTAGCAGCTTTGGTTATAACCCTTATAACCAGAGGTGTTTTTGTAACAGCAAACGTAACACCAAACGCTTATGATGTTACACTTGGCGTACGAGAAAGCGCCTGTACATCCGTACAGTAGTTTACATCCATACCACGCCTGTACATCCGTACAGTACTTCCACCCCACGC